CTCTCTCCCTATAACTTACCCTATGTGTATATCTATTCACTGGGAAAACTGGCATGCTAAATAAGCATGCTTAATGCCCTTTGTAGATATTTATTTTTAGTTAACAACTAAAACATATAAAAGGAGACTATCATGTATTACACCGTCACAGTAAGTTACAAGGATGCAGCAAGAAGAGACACTTTCAAAATCGATGAAAATGAAATCATCCCGTTCATTCAATTTCTACATAAACATGTAAACAATCTTGCGGCATACTTCGTTATAAAGCACTTGGTCAAAGAAGAGCCCAATGATAGCTGGACGCAAGTATAATAATCACACGGGGGAGTATACTCTACTCCCCTATCTATATTCTAAACCTATCAATAATTATAAGGAGAACACAATGGATTACATTCAGTTACTAACTTATCTTGATTCTAGAGAAATCAATACTGCTTTAAATAGGCAGTTGATTGGTGCTATTGAAAAGTCCCCAGCTAAGAAGGCAGAAGAATTAGCATCAGCCCTTACTGCCGCATCAGTCGCTTATGACAAGGTTAAGGTACATGCGCCTTCCCTAACATTCATAGACTTTTGTAAAGGTCTAGGGATTGATCTCCCTACGACTCGCACCAAACAATAAGGGGCTTTGTCCCCTTTTTTTAGTTTACAATGATTAACTCATAAGGAGCAAGACATATGGCTAAAAGGTATATTGAATACGAATGGCTACTGGAGGCCATTAACGAGGGCTTGTCACAGTACAAGCCAGCGGGCACAATGGGCACTCACCATTGTGTTATTTCCCTCCATAACGAGGGGATTAGAGTTAAGGGCACGGTCCGACGCCACGGCCCAAGAGGGACTGAATATGTTCCTGGTACCATCCTCCTGAAGCCAGGCGATACGCTTGGTTATAACTGCGGGCGTATTTGGAGGTTAAAAGCTCCCGAAACGCCACTAGATTTCCTTAGGGAAAAGTGGAGGATGGGGCTTCGTTTCGGGCTGCCGGAAGAATTGGTTAAAATTGACAATGAAACCGGCGGAACAGGCAATTCCACCTACTACAAGGGGGCACTTGCATCGTATACTCTGATATACGATGATGGCAAGGGAGGCTTTCGCACCCTAAGTGACGCCGAGCGAGAGATAGAGTGGACTACCAGGTATTCTGAGGTTTATGACCACGCAAAATTAACAACAAGAACCGCCGCGGAAGAAGCGCGCATTCCTAACCCGGACGCCCTGGTCGGAATTCTTGAGGTGATCAACGACTATGATTCCTTCCGGACACATCCGCGGCGGTACATTAGAACCCTGGAGATTCGAGACCGCTCGAAGCAGGTGCGAAATATTATTAATAAGTGGGCAGCCAGCGAGCTGGCGAAAATGGAGACAGGAGCTTGAGCAATTAACCAGCGGGGCATTCAGCCCCGCTGCTTTTAAAAACAAATCAACAAGGAGTAACTCTATCAGGTTAACTTAAGGAGAGGTGTTATGAACAATTATCTTGATAATATCTTAACAGAAAACAGAAATCGTCTAGAGAGATACAGAAATGAGTTTATGGAAATCTTTGGTGTTCATCAAAGAGAAGCTTCACTATCCAGAGAACAAGATCAATGAAGTGCTCAGTTACTCTGTACCATATAAGACTAAATATGGTGGCAAAGCCAATGTTCTTGAGTTTACCATAGTTGACGATCCTAGTCAGACTAAGTACTTCATTGATATTTCATTTAACGCAGTGTATACTAATATGCTTGAATGGGAAAACATATCATACGCCCAATAATCACGGAGGAGCCTAATCACTCCCCTATTTAAATACTAATCTATCAATAACTATATAAGGAAGACAGTTTTAACGCCCATGTTGACAAAGCAATACGAGTCCTCAACAATCAATATAACTCAATGCTGTGTGCATTATGGATGGCTGAGCCTAAGTACAGATCTCATGCTATGAGTATGCTAAAAAACTTCGTGACAGATCTCGAAGACGATGCTCAGATACTCGCAGAGAAAACATGGGCTGACTCACTCACAGAGATTCTCTCAAATACTTGTTAAACTCTCTGAGACTTCGATAGACGAACTATCTTTACTGAAGTAAGCTCAGAACTCAAGTAAAGAATTATCGTGCGTGTAAGACCACTGCATGCTGAATAACATAAGGAGGTATTATGACAAGCTTTATGATATTCATATACGAACTTATTATAGCGATACTAGTGTTCGTATTTATCAATGCTATTAGCAATCAGACAACAGCATTGATTATAGCTGCAGTGGTCTTTGTGTTTATGTTAAATAGAAGCTTACAAGATCCGTATGAATAAGTTCTTGACATAAACATCCTGTTAATAAGACTAAAAAAAATCAAAGGAGGTATAAACTTTGAAGTATCAACTAAAAGACTATCTGGCTAACACTAAACCAGACTGGTCTAAGCTTAGTCCAGGTACCTACTGGATGGCAGTAGGATTTGAGAAAACTGGAAAGACTACGGCTTTCTCTACCTTCTCTCCTAAAGGAGAAGATGGTGTGCTATTCCTTGACCTTGAACAAGGAGTGCGTACAGATAAAGCTATCTCTGTCCAAATCAATTCACTTAACCCGCCTCACGATGACAACGGTAACGTAATCCTTCCTATTAACAGAGGATTAAAAGACAGTAATGGTGACCCTATACCTGCTCTGTCTATGGCTGAAGCTGTCGAACTCGTCGAGCAAACATGGAAAGACTCAGGCAAAACTACGCTAGTCATAGATACAGTAGACAAACTAAATCTATGGTGCGTAGAAGCTGCAATGCATGAGCTTATAGCTGAAGAGAAACTGAAGAAACAACCTAACCTTCAGATACTTCATGCTGTTAGTCCTGAAGATATCCCCTACGCTGCTGCATACACCAGAGGTAGAGATAAAGTCATGAACGTTGTCAATATGCTGCTTGACATCATCAAAGACAACGGCATACTAATACTAATCTCTCACCTCAAAAAGTCTATTTCCATTACTGATGGAAGAGACGTAGTAGTTAAACGTGTACCTGTTATGCCAGAAGGACTTGCTTCACGCTTAGGCTACAATGCTGAGGCTATAGTAACTCTCGAAGTAGATCAGGCAGGCAAGCATATTGCTGACTTCAGAGGATACTCTGAGATAATTATGGGCACCCGTATTGAACCACTACACGGTCGCAAATTCATCTGGGATAAGTCAGGCAATAATACATTATACAATGTTATCATGAATGCCTGTCAAAAATTTCAGGAGAGAAAAGATGCAGGAAATTAAAGTAAATTCTTCGGTATTAAGATGTGATGATAGCGATATTAAGGATATGTCTGAACTTAATATTGGCTCACCAGTTGTAGTATTCGCAAAAGGATACTCTGACTGGTCTATCTGTCCAGGTATAGTTACAGGCTTTGCTGACAATGGAGCAAATTTGTCTGCCATTGCCGTTACTATTTACAAGGATGATAAAATCCTTACAGTACCGATTACAGACGAAACGAAAGACAAATACCTATTAGCTAAAACAGCATCAATGGGTATGCTAATCTCAAAAGAATCAATGCTTGAAAAGCTATACTCAGCCAAGCATGAACAAGAGCTTAAACTTGAAAAGATTATATCTGAGATAAAGTTCTTTGAGAACTTCACAAAACTAACATAAGGAGAAACAATGCCAAGAATCACATTTGACAACATAACTGAATACGCACCCAAGCCTGTTGGAGTATTGAAAGCCGAAATATTATCGGTAGATTGCAGAGAACCTTCTGATTCTATGCTACCTAACATGAAGTATATTAAGGACCCAAGCAATGACTATGTCATTATCTTCAAGGTAAGACCTGAAGAACATGATAGAGAACATGATGTTTATGTTCCCATAAAGATTGCATATGCTGAAGATGGTATGGTTGATATTAGAAACTCTAGAGGTCTAAAAACTATCAATGATACGATACTTAATGAGCTTGGCTTTAAGAAAGCTGGTTATAATCCGCAGGGAGCTTTCGAAGATGAAGAAGGTAATATCATCCAAGAAGATGAAATCCCAATGTGGCTTAACATGGAGATCATGAATAAGCAAGGATTCCGAGTAGTAGTCTTTGTGTATAAAATAGAAGGTACTGGAGATTATGCTGGTAAGCGTTTCTTCAGATGTTCTAGATTCATCTATCCAGATACAGAAGCAGGCAAAGCTGCTGCAGAAAGAGCATATCAAGATCAGCTTGCCTATCTCGAAAAACAATCAAAAGAGATAGAGCAACATAAACAAACACAACAAACTAAACCAGTAAGGCGGACAATCTAAAATGCTTTACGAAGTCGCCAAAGGGAAAGGATTTTCCAAGCCAAGAGGCATTCTCATTCATGAAGATGAATTATATGACTGGGTATTGGCTAATGGTGACGAGCAAATTGGTATGTCTATCTATGGATATAGAGATCAAGATAAGGAAATTCTTTCAGAGACACCTGTAAGGGACTGGATGATACAAGCTTATCTCCCCTGGTTCCCTATAGACATAGATAAGGGAGATACTTCTGATGAAGGAGTATTAAACATAGTTAAAAAGTTCTTGTATCACTTTGATGAACTTGGACTAAGAGAAGAAAACTATAAGTTATATTTCTCTGGCAGAGGATATCATATTATGATACATGGAGATTGCTTTGGTTTCCCAGAAAGCCATCAAGACTTAGAGCTTGTTGTCAGGCTTACAAAAGAAAAGCTACTGGGAGAACTTGATATGCTAGGTGTTGTAGATCATAGTATCTATCATAGAAA